GGGGAAATCATAAAACCCTTTTTAAAATAAACCGCCAGCTTTAGCGGCAGCCGTCGCCCCGAGAAGCCCCGTCCCTAAAGCGCCGAACTGCTGAAACATGGAGGGGGCTGGAGCAGAAGGAGCAACCTGCGAACCAATCGAAGACTGGCTGGAAGGCGCGCCTTTATAAATGTCGCTCAACCAGGACAGGCGCGTCATTGGTTCGTACATCTGACGCTGCTGGTTCTGGAAATCAGCGTTCAAGGCCGCCTGCTTGGTTTGCCTTTGCAGACCGCCCATGGTCTGCATTGCCTGCATCTCCTGTAGACCCTGTGCCTGCGCCTGTTGCGCGGCATTCAATTGCTGTACGCCCATGTTTGCTTGGGCTTGTCCAATGTTTCCGTACTGCCCTGCAAGGGCCGACTGGGTGTTTGCAAGGTTGCCATACATGGAAGCAATGCCTTGCTGCTGCTGCGCCCCGGCCTGACGACGACGCATCGCGTCTTCAAACGCTTGCTGCCCCTGTTGGGTGCCAAACTGGGACTGGGACTGAAGCCGGCGCTGCTGGTCCTCGAAGGCTTGCTGCTGTGCCTGCTGCCGCGTCTGGAATCCCTGCTGCGCGTAGTTTGAACCAAACTGGGCCTGGGCCTGCTGGCGGCGCTGCGCGTCTTCAAAGGCTTGCAAATCTGTAGAAGTGCCGAACTGGGACTCGGCCTGCGCGCGGCGCTGTTGGTCCTCAAACGATTGCAGCCCTGTAGAAGTGCCGAACTGAGCTTGTGCTTGAGCGCGCCGCTGTTGGTCCTCAAACGATTGCAGCCCTGTAGAAGTGCCGAACTGGGACTCGGCCTGCGCCCGACGTTGCCGGTCCTCAAATGCCTGCTGACCAGACTGGGTGCCGAACTGAGCTTGAGCCTGCTGCCGGCGCTGCGCATCTTCAAACGCCTGCTGCCCTGTCGAGGTGCCGAACTGGGCCTGCGCCTGCGCCCGCCTCTGCTGGTCGGCGAAATTACTCTGTGCCTGCTGCATGGCATTTTGATAACCCGCTTGGCGCATGCCAACGGCAGTCTTTGCCTGCTGCTCAAGGACGTTGCGGCCCAGTTCAGCGGATTGAAGCCCTTGTCGGCTTCCGCCAAAAGCCCCCGCGCCTACGGCCTGCGCGGATAACTTGTTCTGCGCAATATCCCCTTGCCTGCTGATGTCGCCTAAAGCCTGCTGTACAGCTTGATCCTCATAAGGATTCATGTACGCGGACACACTACTCGGATCAAAACTCTGGGCCGCATAAGATTGCGGCCCCAGGTCCGCCGTTCCGTATTGCCCTGCCGTATAACCCGGCCCGCCTTGGAACCCCTCTGCCGTATAACCCGGCCCACCTTGGAATCCCTCTGCCGTATAACCCGGCCCGCGTTGGAATCCCTCTGCCGTATAACCCGGCCCGCGTTGGAACTGACCCGCGTCATAACCTAACGCGGCGGGTCCTTGCTGGGTCTGAAACTGATCTAGGCCGGGCTGTAAGTAGCGCGGCCTCCCGGGCCAGTCCGGCACAGGCATTTGCCCCTGAAGCTGTCCGAGAGGTGATGCAGAAGGGGGCTGGGCCCAGTCCTTATCGTCGGGCTGCGGGAACGGCGGAAAACTGCCATATTGCCCGTAAGACCCTGCAAGAGTGCCTGCCGCACCCTTTAGTTGCGTCCCGGCTTGGCCCATGTACGGGCTAGCTTGGCCCAAGGCACCAAGAGCTTGGCCCATGGTGCCTAGCCCGCTGCCCAAGGTTTCTCTTCCGCCCTGCGCCAGCCCCTGGTATCCACCAATCCCCCCCGTCTGACCCGCCTGACCGGCAGCTTGCTGCTCCAAGGCGGAGAGGGCGGCGATTTGTTGGTCGGGGAGATCGAGTTGTTTACTAGCAAGGTCTTTACCTGACTTTAAAAGACCTAGTTTATAGGCCTCGATTTCCTCGGCTTCGCGGACAACTGATTCTGAATAAGTTCTCTCGGGCATGACTACGCCCTCATTTCAAAGTTGCGCATCATGTTGTAGAGATTCTGAGCCCCTCGGCGGCGGTCGCCTTGACCGGTAGGGTCCGCACCCCGCACAGAGCGGGAATTCAGGACAAATTCGCCGTCCGAAAGCATTGCGGGGATGTCGTCGGAGCGCTCGGTTCCGGGGCCCTCTACAAGCATTTCGCGGCGCGGATACTGCGCTGCGCCGCCATTAGTCATGTACCGTGGCTGACGCTCCATCAGTCCGCCGCGATTGACATACTGGTTAGGTGCCGGCCTGTACCTGTACGGGTCCAGAGCTTCTGGAGGAATGACATAATCTTCCGGATTTTCCGCAAATAGTTTGTTCTTTTGCCACTCTGCCACCTTCTTTTTCCACTCGTCTTCGGACATCCAGTCCTCGCGTTCCGGCTCGTCCAACGCCCCTCCTGCGTACGCGGCAACGCCCCCTGCTAGTGCTAGTGGTCCATACTCAGTAAACATGCTTGGGGCCGCGCTCGCCTGTGAAGCCTTGGCGAAGTCTCTTTCCAGTCCCGCAGGTATTTTCCTCCCCGACGCTTCATAGGCGGCTACTTTGGCGGCTACGTCTTCGCCAACCGCTGTCGGATCTGGCTGTATACTAGCTCGATTCGGGCTCAAGTATCTTTCCGCCAGTCCTTCCCCTTCACCCGGATCGTAAACATATTTATTAAACCAGTTTCTATCGTCCGGGGGGTTGATATGCGCCTCGAAATCGAAATCAACCATGCCTTTACCGTCACCACCTATCATAATCTCTCCCGACAAGGGTGAAACTTTATCAAAATCAAACCCGGGGTCGCCTCCCGTCCACCTATAGGTTCCACCAGCATCCGCCGCGCCAGTAGCGGCACTACCAGCCGCGCCGGGGGCACTAGCCGCGGCACCGGGGGCACTAGCCGCGGCACCAGATGGTGGCATCGGGTACATCGACGTATAGCCCTTACTTCCAAGGACGCCGGCATTCCAAGAGCCTGAAAGATCAGATAAGGCGTCAAAGGGAGCGGTAAGCCCCTGAGTAAAGCCTTCAGCAAAGGTGCCCGGGCCCGTGAAGCCCCCCATTACAGCACCGCCAAGCCAGGACATCGCAGCACCCTTCAGGACATCACCCCAGGAGCCCCCGGTGGCCTTCGTGTATATTGCAGACGCCAGAATACCACCGATACCCGGCAAAATCATGTTGCCTAGAAGAGGTACGATAAGAGGTGCCGCCTTTTTGATGATCTTTTTGACGCCCCGGAAAAGCTTCTTGAAGAAAAACTCCGGCATCCCCGTATCCGGGTTGATGCTGTTAAGCTCGCTCCCCACCACGTATTCATCGGGGTTCAACCCCATGTCGCGCATCTGCGCAAACAGCATCTCCCTAACCTGGGGATTTGCGTCTAAAACTTCCGTCGGAACGACCGTCTCGCCCTCGGCAGCGTGGACAACGTAAATGTCACCGTTTCTGCCAAATTCCGCCAACCGCTCGGCCTGCTCCTGCATGGAGCCAATGCCAACCGGAGCAAGATCGTAATCCGCAGAGGCGCGAATGAAAGATTCAATGCCGGTGTTTGATGGGGTATATGTTTGCTGTAGCATCACGATAGCTCCAATATGTTCGCAAAGACTTGAATCTTCGACGCAACATCACAGTTGAAAACGAGCGTGTCGTCGGTCTCAAGAACAAAAGGACCCGTGAGCGACACGTCTGCGGTGGCAGAGGACGAGGCTAAAGTAGCCATCGTGACCTTCTGCAAGATCACCGTTACCGAAGCGGAGCTATCGGTTATTTTGGAGTATACCACCACCGCTCCCGAATGGCTATTGTACATGTTTATGTTCTTCACCAGCGCAACGGTGGCCGCTGGACAGGTGTAAGCGGTCACATCCCCCGTGGCCCCGACAATAGTGACGATGTTCTTGTACGCAGAAGCCATTAGTCCATAAACCAGTTCAGGCCGTTGGTGTCGTCTTCCCCGCTAATGACAGAAGGGATTTCAGTGCGGGTGAGGGCGTCCTCGATGGTACGCACAAGGCGCATCATCGTATCAAAGTCGTATTCCGGTGTTACCAACGGAAGGGAGGTTTCAAGTAACTTTGCCACTAGCGCCGCCCATCCGGTCGGAGGTCCAACCGCACATCGCCCAAGGTCCATGCGACATCCGTCGCGCTGCTCTCGACCCGAAGGACCGCCGAGCGGGACCGGGACCGGACAAAAGACTGTTGCGTGGTGCTTGTGACGGCGTTTGTGGAGTTGGTGGCAAGAGTATCCCCCGGAAAATCGCGGGTCTTCAGGACGTAATTCACGGAAGTGTCAGCATCCGAGCTTGTTATGTCTATATCCGGGATAATCCGGCTTATGGAGACGAACTGGTCCCCGTCGCCGATAGAGAAGACCGAAGATTCAATAAACGGTGACATAGCCGCACCGTCTGCCGTGGTCCCTGTTTCGTGGGCATAGACGTAGTTGAGACTGCTGTCGACCCCCGCAGCCCGTGGCTTGTCGTGGAGACCAAAATCGACCCACGCGGTTCGTGACAAGGAGCCAATGTCCCAGGTGTTGTCCGCGTAATTGAATTTTGCGTAACGGTCTATGTCGTCGCTGTCGGCAGAGCAATAGAACCAGAAGACCTCGTTAAACATCCGGTTAGACCCGGCAAAGAACTTCAGATTCTGCTCCTGGTTTATGTCGTCAAAGACATACCGAAGGACGGTGCAGGGGATGGTCTGTATTTGCCCCGCATATATAAAGAAGTTCTCTGTATCCATCCAGAAAACCCGGTCCCCGGATGACACCACCGCGTTGGGGGAAATTATGGAAGCATTGCTCGCCAGAAGATTAAACGAAAAGGTGAAGGGAGGGCCGACAAAACGCATGCTGTAAAGAGAGGCGTCGGTCCATATAAGAAGCTCCTGACGGGTCTCGATGGCGGTGATTATCTCCGATCCGGAGGAGAGACGCTGAGAACCGGCTGTATTAGTCACGGTAGGCGTCCAGTCAACCGCATTTTCCTGATCGGACCAGCGAACAAGAAGGAGATCCTGCGCCGTAGTGCCAAGGGTATTTGCTCCCAGCGCGATTACATGCCGGTTTGTGTCCGAGACAACCACCTGTCTGGCTATCGTCGGCGCGTCAGAGGCACCCGACTGGGCGCTCAGGGCCGACGCCCTGTTACCCAGACCAAGCGTTGCGTCCCAGTAGTAGAGGTTATCGTTCCGCACGTTGAGGACAAGGTCCTCGCCGAAGTTGTCTTGCGACCAGAGCCGGGTTTCACCCGCCGTGAACGGCTCCACAGCGTCCCCCCAGCCATAAAAGTCATTGGCTTCCTTAACTACGTCAAGGTCAGAATGCGCCGCAGCGGTCGTACCCCGTGTGCCGCGGACAACGCCCGCATCCAGATCGTTGCTGGATTTTCCCGTGTACTGGATCAACTCCTCGTCTATCTCTATCAGACCAACAAAAGTCACCGTAGCGCCGCTGGCGTGAATTGCGGCGGTGGTGCCATCTGCGGCTCTCGTGAGATCCCCGAGAATGTTGCTTACATTCGTCCCGTAGATGATGTTCTCGCTGTTTATCGTGACGGTGCCTTTTGAGGGAAAGGCGGCGGAACTTGTGACATTAATGACAGTGTCTACGACCGCGACGGCTGCGCTTGTGGTCGACGCCGCGGTTTCAAAATCAGAGGCAGACGTAAGGTCTATCGAAGTGACGCTGGCATTTATCCCCCCGTCCAGGGTTGTCTGGGAATATGTAAGGGTTTCACCGCCAAAGTAACCAGACCCCCAACCAGGGTCTGTCGTAACAGCTTCCGCGCCAACATGGATCTGGTAGTTCGCAATCACTGCGGAGCCGCCGCCTGCCGTCGATCCGGAAGTCGCGCTGCCGCCCGTATCCAGCGTATAGCTATTTGCTGACACGATATTGGCTATGGTCTGCTCTTTGTTCAAATCAGCAATTGTCAGACCATCCACGGTTGTTGCACCACTGAACGTGACATAATCGCCCTCGGCGGCTCCGTGTCCTGCCGCAACCACCGTAATCTCCCCCGAACCTGCACTTCCCGTGGTAAAGGGGTTTGCACCCAGGGTAGCCGTGCTCCGAACCGGGGTAATGTCGTTATAGGTGCCGCCCTGTTCTATATAAAACTTCGAGGTTGTTCCCACCCCCATAAGTTTCAAGGCACCGAGGGTAACCCAGTTCTTTAGCGACCGCACCGTCCCAAGGACGGACGAGCCGCTGACCCTGGACCAACCCCCTATCTTCTCGGGGCGACCTTTCCGGAAGCGGATCAAATCAGAATCAAACCAGCCTTGCTGGTCCGCAAAAGAAGTACTCTCGCGGTTAATTCCTGGTCGAAACTGGACTTTCGTCAGCGGCATAACGGTTCCTTACAACACCCCGTCGCAGGTTCATCTCTGACTCGTTTTGTCGTTCACGCCGCTTCCCTTTCCGCCCGGTTTTTGTAGTCGCTACGAGCCGCCAGAGCGGCGATCAGCCCATCGTCATCGGCTGGCATACTTGTGACGCTTGCGTCGGCCTTGAGAACCTGTGCGGCCTCTTGGGCCATGCGCTTTTTGCAATTATTAATTTTTCCGGCAACTGCTTGCTGCACCCAGTCATCGATGTCGAGAAGGTCGTTCTCCAAAGCAACTTGTTCTGCGTTTGTGATTGTTACTGTGATTGTTAAAGCCATATTTCGGACTCCTTATTTCAGGGGTTTAAGCTACCAAGTAGCCAGAAAAAGTTGTAAATTCCGTC